AACTTTTTTAGGAAATGCATTAGACGATGCCGATGATGTTATAGATTTTGGAGGAACCAATGGGGATGGTGGGGCTACATTAATAGATAGTGACGGCTTTACAGCTAGTAATGCTACATTTGTTGTTAGTAGTGGTGTTGGTGTATTAACGAATAGCACAACCGCAAATGGTAGCGTTTATTTAAGACTAGCTTTAACTGCCAATAAACGATATCAAGTAAGCTTTGATCTGGCCTCTAGTAGCAACGCTAACGGTTCTGTTTCTTTAAGTGCTTCAACTTCTTATGATAGTAACTCTGCTTCTGGTTCTATTAGTTCAAGTGGTGTCAATAACAATACATTAACAGCACCTTATCATGCAGATGGCTCTTCTACTGCTTATCTTCATTTAAAAGTAGAATCTACAACAAGCGGACAGCATGCTGATTTTGACAATATTACAGTAAGAAGAATTGACGTCATAGCTCTTGAAGATACTAATCCGACAATGGTTACCGATCAATTTAATGTAAATGACGTGATTACTATAGGGGAATCTTTAGGTACGTATCCAAAAGAGTTTATATTTGGAGCTCTTCAAAAATCTACGGGAGGGCCAATGACGGTTCTTCGGTCGTATGGAGGAAAGCTTGGAGGGACTGCCCCTCATGTATACGCAGATGCAGACACCCCAGTTGTTTCTAGGGGGTTAGGTTTTAACATTGGAGTATCGGATGGGACAGCGGATGGAGACTGGGGGGCTGGAACGTATGAGTTTTTTCAAACAAAAGTATATGATGGCCACCAAGAATCTTTACCTGTAAAAATGGGAGACGGAGAAGAAACTACAAATATAGTGGCTGGTACGCATACATCAACAGGAGGGAAGGCTTTAAGAATTTCTGTATATGCCGATGTTGGTTATAATGGGCGTATGTCAGGTGCTAGGGTATACACTAGAACATCTGGCTCAGATGATGATTTAATTTTACTATTAGATATAGATATTGTAAAGGGAGTGAGGACTACTTTAGATGGAGACCACGTTTCTTGGTCTTATCAGTCTGGTAAAGGTTATTATATAGTGGGCCCAGCGGAAGGAAACGCATCTAGTCCTAATTTAGACACGTACACAACTATCAATGGATTTAGCCCTGATGTTCATTTCAGTTCTTTAGGTGGTACCAATGAGATATTTAAGACTTCGGTTATTGCAAACAGAAGAGCTTTTATAGCAAATGTAAAAACCAAAGAATCTACAGGTGAGTTAAAGCGTTATGGTGATAGAATTATGTATAGTGAAATTGGAAAATTTGATACATTTCTTAGTCATAATTTTATTGATGTTTCAAAGGGTGACTATGGTGAGTATGTTGCTTTAGAAACATTTGCAGATCGACTATTGGCGTTTAAACATAACATTATTCACATTATAAATATTGCAAGTCCTAGTGTAGCAAGTTGGTATTTAGAAGACACAATTAAATACAACGGTGTACAGTTTTCTTTTAGCGTTGCCAAAACTAAAAATGGCATTGCTTGGGTTTCTGACGATGGTTGCTATTTGTATGATGGTGCACGAGTGACAAACCTTATTGATAGGAAAATTGCTGTTAGCAATGCTTCTTACTCTAATATAGATGTTACATGGAATGATTGGTATAGAGGAACTGCTTTTTTAAAAGATGTTATGTTGGGTTACGATCCAATAAGCAATTCTTTGTTAATGTTTAGAAGTCCGAATGATTCAACAAATAATTCTAATACAGGGTGGATGTATGATTTTGATACTGGAGCTTGGGTGTATCACACAGGTATTTTTACAGACAGTACGACATATACAAATTTTATTACCGACTGGAATAATAATTTAACAACAGGGAGGCAGGCTGGGTCTCTTGTTGTATTTGAAAAGTTTTTACCAATAAGCAAATCTATAACTAATCAGCGATTTGTCACAAGGGATATAGANTTTGGAGTACCCGGTTTGACAAAAAAGATTTACAAAGTAGTCGTTACTTATAAATCAGACGGCTCAGAAACTACTCCTTTTACATATGCTATAGACGGTAAGCAAAACTTTTCAGGTGATGGCGGAGGCACATTTACTGGTAATTTTGTAGACACTTCAGGTAAATGGGACGTAGTTACTCTAACTCCTTCCTCTACAATTTCTTGCCAAAGTATACAAATTAAATTTGTATCTCCAAGTGCAGGAGTATTTGAAATCAATGATATGTCTATTCAATATAGAGTTATCCGTAATTTAGAGTCAACTTAATGGCTATTAACGATAGGGAGATAAGGAAGTTAATTAACACAAAGCAAAGCTCTATTGAGTTTGAAGGAATCCCTTCTTTAAATGGTATGCTTGAAGGGCAAACTGCTATACAAAAAAAATCAAACTCTCAGCTATCTTTATATAGAAAACAATTTGGAAAGTTGTTTAAGTCTCATATGAGTGCGGATGGTAATCAATTCATAGAAAAGAATTTATCTGTAGAAAAAAATTTAGAACTAAAAGGCGATTTAAATGCTAGTGGTTTATTAAATGCAAATACGCTTGTTTTTAATAGGGGGCCAGAGTTAACAATAGCGAGTGGTTCAATTACAGCCACCCATTCTTTTCATTTAGTAGACACCCAAGGAGATGCTTCTTCAGATAACTTAGACACTATTACTGCTGGTACGACTGGGCAAATTTTAATTTTAAAACCAGCAAATGGGTCTAGAGATATTGTCATAAGAAGCGGTGAAGATAATATTTATACATCAGGAGACACTAGCTTTACAATGAATACAGTAAATGATACAGCTATTTTACTAGCAGATGGTTCGGATTGGTATCTTATACTATCAATAAGTATATGATACTTATTAAAAGTTTTATTAAATTCAAAGGAATTATACCATGATTGAACATTCCTCAAAGTCAAAAGGTTATTTACCTGTAAAATCCGGCCCTAATCGAACAGGCTTTTATATGGGTAATTCAAACAGTCTTATGGAAATGATGCAAACTGGCGGACAGCCTAGTCGTGGTGCGGCTATGCTTGCTCAAGCTACGCAAAGACAAAGCGATATAAAAAAGTTAGAGGCTCAACAAAGAGCAGAAGCCAAGAGACAAAAACGTGGTGGTTTGTTTGGTAGTATTGGTGGGGTAGCTGGTGGCTTACTTGGTTCAGCCGCATTAGGTGCATTGGGTGTAGCAACAGGCGGTTTAGGTTTACCTTTGGCGGCTGGTCTTGGAACGGCTTTAGGTAGAAGAGCAGGTGAAGGTATTGGTGCAGGTAAAACAAGGAAGGTGGATGCAGAAGGAACGGTGTTCGGTCAACAAGATTTTAGAGACGTAGAGCAGGCTAGTAGGGATTATACTAGAGGTATGGGAGAAAGAGCTATAGTGTCTGGCTTGAAGTCTGGTCTTACGGCTGGACTGACTCCCGGTGGAGGCATATTTGGAAAGGCAAAAAGTTTTGGAATGAGAAACATGCCAAGACAAGCCTTTCAATCAAATATACCTCTTACACCTGTAACTGATATATCATTTAGACCTACATCTGCTGATTTGCCAAGTGCAGTATCAGGTGCAGAAGAAGCCTTTTTAGAAAGCTTGCCTGCAATGGACGCTTCTAACGTAGATAGCTTGTCTGGTTTAATTGGTGGGGCTCAGGACTCTGCTCAGGCTTTAGCTAACAAGCCTCAAGGGCTAGAATTTTTAGGCGATTCTGAATTTGGAGTACCCTTAGAACCTCTAACTTTTGCAGGAAGTTCTGGTGTGGATGCTTCGGATACAGACCTTTTAGGTTTGCTTTACAGGAGTCAACAAGGGCCTGCCGAGTCTGGTGTTGGTTACAATAGAGGAGCGTTGTTAGATGAGTTGCTTTCTGTGTCGCCATACCAAACCAATGTAATTGCAGGTAGGAAAGATGGCGGTCTTATTGCATATCAATACGGTGGAGGAGTAGGAGACATACAAAACATTTTACAAGATGCAGGCATAACAGCAACCCCTCAACAACTGGCTTTATTTGAGCAGTTTGATCCTACAGCTCTTAATAGGATGGCTGAAGGTCTTCAAGACAGCTTATTGTCTGGAACACAGCAAGCACAGCAAGCACAAGCTGGAACAGGATTTGCAGGTTCTGGAGCAGTGCAACAGGCACAGGTAGAACAAAGAGAAAGAGCTGGTGAGCAGATGGCTCAAGCAACGGAGGATGCCAGTAAAGCTTTCGCATCTCAAACCCTAGGAGAGGCGGCTGGTATGATAGGGCAGGGTGCTGAGTTTGGCACTGTGCGAAATCAAAGTCAAGGAACTCAATACATGCAAGCTCCCACAGGAGATTCAAATTGGAACCCTCCTGCTAACCCTATGGATTCAGCAAGGTATAGCTTTGAAGGAACTGATTTTGTGTACTCTAATGGAAGATGGATAGATGCAAAGGAATATGAAGACGATATGAGCACTTACTATGATGATATGTATGGTTAAAGTGAGGTATTAAATGGCAAACGGCCCTAGAAGTATATACAGTAGAAGACAGCGGTTAGGCCCTGCCCGATACGACAATCCTCTTGCAGACTTTTTAGATAACCTCCCCGGTTATGTAAATCAATTCCAACAGAATCAGTTAGCACTTGGTAGACAGCAACTTGCAGATAAAAGATATGAAGATTCACTGGAAAGGCAGAAAATGATGGATGATTTTAGCATGGCCCGTGCAACTGGAGATCAAAATGTTATAGCTGGTGTTCTTAGAAGGTACGGTAGATCTGATGAGGCAAGTAACTTAGAAAAGTCAGCCAAGATATTTTCTGATATTTCTGCTGATTACTCTGATGTTATAAATATGCCAACAGAAGAAAAATATTCTAATTTGAATAAGGTAAAAGATCTTATGGAACGATCAACTTCTTTAATTCCTCAATACGCATCTGACAATTCTGGTAGGGGAATGTATATAAGAAACATGGTTAAAGATTTAAAATCAACCATTACTAATATTGAGTCTACTGCTGGGACTTTTAGACCACTAAAAGATTACACAGCTACAGATCAATCAATGTTTAATTCTTTTACAAAAGCAAGAGATAAGTCACAAGAACGCTTAGACGAATTAGAGCCTAGGGTGCTTAGTATAATTACTAAATATAAAGGTAATCAAGAAAGAGCAAAGAATGATCTTATGTATCAACAGATACAATCTAATATTTTGTTAGAACAAGATAAAATATTAAGATATAACCAAGGTATGTCCAATATACAATCAAAATACAGGTATCCTGAACTAGCTGATCAAACTATGACATACTCAGAAGAAACTGATTTTGTGGTAGATAATGATGATTTAATTTTAAACAATCCAGATTTAGCTGAAAAGTTACAGGTCTGGTTAGACGATCCTGATAATAAAGATAATTACAATATATTTAAAAGTGCCGCTGATGAATTACTTTCGATTGATAAGAAACAGGACACAGAAATTAACAGTGAAACAGAAGTTGTTAAAGACGATAGGCAATATGTGACAAGTGGTTTATATGGAAAAGGTAGAGATGTTCCTGTTGGTGATAAAATTATTGAGAGTTTAGTTAAAGGTATTGGAGATGTTGCTAGTGGTCTTCCTTTACCAATTCCCGGTGGCCCTATTTTTGGACAAGATGCACCAGAAGAAGATGCTGGTGCATCTTCAGTTAGGGTTGTTGGGCCAACACAAATTAGCGATCAACAAGCTTTAGATATATTAGAAAATTTTAAATAATAAATATTACCATGTCTAATCAAAACGATAGTTTTTCATACTACTCAAATCTAATAGACAGGGCATCCAACAATCAAAATAAATATCAGGGATCTGAAGATATGTTGCAATACTTCAGTGATCAATCCCATCAAAAATCACAGGGTGTAAGCAATGATTTTAATTATTATGAAAACATTGCAAAGCAAGTAGTTAGTGACGAAGTAAATAAATCCTCTAAGGATGAGAAGCTTTATGGTTTTGTACCCGGAGAATGGCTTCCGACTTGGGCTAAGGTGGGTTATAATAATAGCATTGAAGGCTTGGCTTATCAAATAGCAACGGGTGATAAAAAGTTTGATATTTCTCGTTACGAAGAAGAAAACATAGGAGTTGTTGGTGATGTATTATCAACCATCACATCGTTCTTTACTTTGACAGACATAGGTACAATGGCGGCTGGTGGGGGAATTGGTGGTTTTGCTGTTAGAGGTGCTACTAAAAGAGCCGCCGTGTCAGCACTTCAAAAAGGTTCTTTTTCTGGGTTAAATCGCAAATTAGCAACAGATGTAGTTGAAGAGCTTGTTGAAACTAATGCTGTAAAGGCATCTCAGGTTTTATCAAAGCAAGGCGGGGTTACTACTAAGACTGCTAACGAATTGATAGATAAAATAAAGCCAATAGTATCAAATCGCATATTAGAAGAAGGTGTAAAAGGTGCTACTGGCTTAGGTTTTTACAGTGGTTTGCAGTCTGCATTAGGTCAAGAAATACAAACTGGAGACATTAGTTTTATACAGACATTGGCCGATGCATCTAAAGGTGCTGTCTTAGGTGGTGTTACAGCCGGGTCTGGAAAGGCCATGAATAACTACCTTATAAAAAGTTTAGGTACTCCGAAAACAGCAGTAGAGAAAATAGCTTATACAACTGCTACAAAAGCCCTAGAAACTGCTGAGTTTGGAACGCTTTCCCCGGTAATGGAGGGAGAGTTGCCAAAAATAGATGACTATATTCATGCGGCTGGCGTTATAGGAGGTTTGACATTAGCAAGAAAGGTTCCAAAAACAGCAATGAAACTAGCTGGAAAAGACAATCCTTTGTTGACAACAAAAGATACCGCAAAAGCATTTGCAGAGGCAAAGAAAAGCACGGAAGCCAAAGAGGCTGTTTGGTCTGACAGAAAAGGGGTAAAGTTAGACAATGTTGAGTTTCAATCAANAGAAACCCCTTCAGGCAAACAGGTTGATTACGTTAAAGCAAGAGANATTAAAAGTAACAAAGATGTAGAAATATCGGGGACTGACTTTACAAAGAGAGGATTTGCTAGGTCTAAATCTAGAGTTAACATGAAAAACTCTCAGCAAATAGAAAAGTCTAGAAGGCAAGAGGTCTTTAGTAGGTTAGGCAAAAAAGATTTAAATCTAAATACTCAAGAAATTATAAATAGAGTTGAATCAATAACAGGAAGAAGGGTTGATACGTCTAAGGCTAAAACTGGCTATTCACAAATGACTCCAATAGAAAGGGTAAAATTTTTAGACACTTTGAGAAAAGAGAGTTTGGCTAATAAAATATTTAAAGAATTTAAAAGGGAGGTGTCTGATGAATACTTAGTTCCCCAATCTGCTGTTTATACTAAAATGATACCAGAATTTTTGAGGCAGTCTAAAAACAGAGCAGTAAGTCAGTTTGGCATCAGTACAGTAAAAGATATAAATAAAGCAGACTCTAGAGGGGTTGTATTAACAGGGACAAGTCTTCAAGAATTGCAAAGTATTGGATTGTATAATGGAGGGTTTTTTAAAAAGTTATTTGGTCAGGTTGAGGTAGAAACTCCTACCGGCATAAAAAAATTAAG